TAATGCAGATTTTCATGGGCTGACCTACAAGCATTACGACACCCACCCTACTTCTCACGAACTAGAGGCTTTCCATCCTAAAAGCGAAGAAGCCATTGGCTACATGCGTTGGGATAAAAAAAGCGGTGAGATTAAAGATTTATCTGTAGATAAAGAACACCGTCGCAAAGGCGTCGCCACAGGCATGTACAACGAGGCAATCACCGTGGCTAATAGCAAGGGGCTTGTCGAGCCTGTACACAGTCAGGTGCGAACTCCTGAGGGCGAAGCTTGGGCGAGAAGTACTTCGGATTATTCTCCAAGTATGTTTAAAGCCAACTACGAATCTAAGTAATTGTGCTAAGCTAATCCAGCAGGAATCCCGTAAGGGTGACCCGCCTTGCCACTTGGTAGATACGTCCCTACTAAGTGTGCGATGGTCCATAGCTCAGATGGCAGAGCGTTCGGCTGTTAACCGAAATGTCGCAGGTTCGACCCCTGCTGGACCAGCGGTGTGAGCGAACTACCACAAGTACACTTGTGACTGTTCATTCACATTTGCCTCTATAGTTTATTAGTAAAACATCTCACTTGTAATGAGAAGTGGCGGGAGCGTTACCTGCTAGAGGCTCTATATAACAAAGGAGAATAATATGGAGCAAATTAACAACGATAACTGGCAATCTGAGGTCATTGACTCTACTCAGACAACCATTGTGTACTTCTGGGCTACTTGGTGCCAACCTTGCAAGATGCAGAAGCTAGTCCTAGCTCAGCTCTTGGAAGAGCTACCAGAGCTAAAAATAGTCGGAGTAGACGCAGATAAGCAAGAAGAGCTAGTAAAGGCGCATAACGTCTCTAGTATCCCTACGCTAATCCTTTACAAGCAAGGTGAGCCTGCGTGGACCCTAAGCGGGGCTAAACCACTCGGAGTACTAAGAGAGAAGGTATTGCCTTATGTCTAAGAAAAAAGATAAGAGAATTGCTCATGCCACTATGGTTTGGGAACGAGAGCAACTTCATGCCGCTTTTGTTTTAGAACAAATCAGCAAAGCATTTGCTACAGTCATGCACTACAAGGATGAGCTAACTGAAGAAGAAATAGCTAGAGTAAACTCCGAAATGGCTGATAGAAAGAAAGCAATCGAAAACTACGTGTTGTCTGCACGTGATAAGTACGTATCTAAGATGGCTGAGTTCGACATCGAAGTACTAAATGAGGAGAACGTCTAATGGCCCTTTATGATTACAAGTGTGTGGGCTGTGACACCACTGTTGCTATCTCTCACCCTATCTCAGACACTCCTGAGATTATTTGCGCTGATTGCCAGGGAATTCGCATAAAAGTCTTTTCCGCCCCTGCAGTGAGCTTCAAGGGTGGCGGATGGGGACATCAAGCTTAATTTGAAGTTAACAACTTGAGACCCTAGCGCTTATGTGCTAGGGTTTCTTTTACAACTAAATAGAGAGCAAAAAAGCTCAACAAAAATGACCCCAGTGCTAACGCAAGGAAAGGTAAGGTCAAATTATGAAACAGCTCATTGCAATTAGTGTTATGACACTAGCATTGACAACATGCGCCAGCCCATCGACTGGAGCAACAATAGAGGCTAGTGAAGTAGCCATTACGCAGGTAAAGGAACCTGCAACATTCCTACAAAGAGTAGCTGCCGAGAAAGCAATCTTGGTTCGTAACTCTCACTTACTAGGGAACACTAAAAAAGTAAACAAAATCATAAGAAAACTCAAAGTACACGTTGGAAAAACATGGTACGTATTCTCTGGCGCTACCCCTCAAGGTTGGGATTGTTCGGGGCTCACAATGTGGGCGTATGAACAACTAGGAATTAAACTAGAACATCGCGCATCAAAACAACAACACGCTGGCTTTAGAGTCAGCACTCCCAAAATCGGAGACATAGTTACATTTACGTACAAAGGGTACGGGTCTGCATACCACGTAGGCATTTACCTAAGTACAGACAAAATGCTACATGCTGGAGGTAAGACGGGTCAAAAGACCTCAATTACCTCAATCAGTAAGTTCGCAGGTAAAAACAGTAAAGTTTCTTATCGTAGAATTTTAAAGACAGCATAGTCTAAGTCAGAAACCCCGTTCTTTAATAGGACGGGGTTTTTGCTTTCTGTCATACTGAAAATACGAATAAGGAGCAAACATGTGTGCAGGATGCGTAAGCGCTAGCCAAGACTTTGATGCAAAGCCTTTTGGCTCGACAAACAATGGCTCTATGGGGGACAAGGGAATCGCTATTAAGAGCGACACTAAATACGATGGTGACAGCGGTCAAGGGGAGAAGTTTGAAGGAATGGCTCCTTCCGCAGAGGTATCAGCTGGACAAGCTCAGTACACAGGAAGACAGTAATGACTGCTCCTCTATCAGGCCAGTTCCGTTCCGAACCTAGCAAGGTTGGCGGAATGTTTGGTGGCCCTCGTGGGTCTAAGGGCAAGTATGACCAAGGGAACATTAATAAGCTAAGTGGAACTACCTATGGTGGTCAGGGTCTCGGCTGGTTCTGGAATGGGTATCCTAACGTTATTGGTGGCTTGACCGAGTACAACCCAGGGGCAACTATGCCAGGGTCCAACATGGAAGCCGTTAATCAAACTGCCCTCCCCTCTGAAACAAAAATTGGTGGAGGAGTTCTAGGTGCTATGGATGTTAGGGGAGAAACCCCAGCGTCTACTACTGGACAAGAAGCTGGCGGTACTGCTGCCTATTAGACCAACCACGTGCAGTGGAAGGAAACACCCGACAAGGTAATGGGTGGTACTGGGAAACTGGTACCACCCTCTTATAAAGGAGAAAGTACTTGATTCCATTTCACCTTCGCAAGTCTCAGCATTTGCATCTGCGTAGAGCAAGAAACCTACTGAAGTCTCAGTACAAACGAAGCCCTACAAGACAGCAGCTACAGAGTCGAGCGAAGTTGCCTTTGGAAACGTGAGGTTCCTGCTGAAAATTACAGGCAAATAGTTCACAATAGAACCATCTTGAAAGGAAAACTATGAGTTGGATTCACCCAGTAAAAACTGTTCATCTTGGTACTCGATTTGGCGTTGTTGATGCACTTCACCCTAAAGGTCACAGAGGCGATGACTACAACGGATTTAAGAAGGGTGAGAACCTTCTAGCCGTAACTAAAGGCAAGATTGTCCTTAACCAGTGGAGTGACGTTCTCGGTAACGTTGTTGTTCTACGTGTAGGTCTCCTTTACTTTGGGTACTGCCACATGGACAAGCCTTCTACTCGCACTGTAGGCGAAGTTGTGAACACTGGTGACGTTGTTGGTCATGCAGGAAACACAGGCTCTGCCTCGGCTGGTGTGCACCTACACCTCACTCTTGGCTGGACCAAGACCGCTGTATTCGCTGGAAAAGTTACCAGTGCTTACAACTACCTCGTAAAGAAGATTAAGGAAAAGGCATAAATATGATTTACACAGTAAAGTTCTGGCTAGACGCTCTTGAGCGTGCCGTTTACACATTCGCACAGACAGCCCTCGGTATGATTGCTGGTAATGGTCTTGGGCTATTCCAGATGGACCTTTTGGCTCTAGCTGTCAGTTCTGCTGGCGCAGCTGTTGTATCCGTCCTAACCTCTATCTTGAACGCTAAGCGTCGAGCTTAACTAATGCTTACTAGGAAGCCTCTGGCTCCAAACAATAGGAATGGTCGTATGATTGCGGCTTTCCTAGCGTCTTTGGGCTCAGAGGTTTCTTACGTTAGATATCCCAAGTCAATCGAAGAGCCAACTACAAAAAGTTGGCCACAAGCTGGCCGTCAGAATTCAGAGGGATTTGGCGGAGGCTACAGAGTAAGTTAGTTGGATTAAGATGACGCCATCAGACATTATTACCTGGTCTGCAGCAGTAATCACCGTTGGGGGGGCTATCGCCCTTATTGGGAAATTTATACTCCCTTTGTTTAAAGAAATAAAGCGTCTTATGGATAGCTGGGACCATTTTACACGGGATTGGTTTGGGGAAAGTGAAGCCCAAGGTAGAGACAAAGTTCCTGGAGTAATGGAGCGCCTAAATAGGATTGACGGGGAGCTTAAACATAACGGGGGCTCTTCTATGAAAGACTCTCAACGAAGAATTGAAAAGAAGCTAACTGCATTAGATGAAAGACTTGAAGAAGGCAATAGAAGGTTTGAAAGAATCGAAGAAAAATTAGGGAAATGACCAACACAAACAAAGGCAATCACCATGAGTAATGTCCGCCATGAGATAGCAACTAATGCTACTGGTGTATCCAGCCTGAAATTAGGTGATGCTGGTTCGATTTTGAAGCAAGCTGGTAAAGGCATCGAAAGTGGTGCTAGGCCATTTAAGGCACAAGCCGCTAAAAATAGAGCAGCCGCAGCTAAAGCTTCAGGAGCAAACGCTAAAGCTGTAGCTAAAGCAACCACTAGACTTACAAAAACAAAAGCAGATTTGACTAATGCCCGCAAACGAGTTACCACTATAAAGAATAAGATTAAGGCGTTACCAGCTCCTGAATCTCCAATGCAAATAGCTCCAGCAAGCTACACCCCAAAGCCAGGAGAAACTGTACGGACTGAGTTCCCTTCAGCAGTAGGGCATTCCCCTATGAATCCCAACATTTCTAATGCTCAATATAAGACTCGGTTTGACTTAAGTAGCGGCTTAACTAGCGCAGAAGCTAGCACAGATTAATTTAGCGATACAAAAACTTTAAAATAGTACATTCTTGTATTGTACTTAAGGAGTTCACTATGTCTAAATGCGCTAACTGCCCTAACGAGGCATTCTTCACCTATGCCTTGACTGACACATTCGGTATCGACTACTGCTCACAGCACGTCCCTAAGTTCCTGCAGAAGCAGAAGAACGCAGGTATGCTCCCTCTCCGTGTAGAAGCCCCTGAGGTAGTAGCGCTCCCTAAAAAAGTAGTTAAGAAAAAAGTGGAACTAGAAGAGGCCGTTGAATAATGCCTCTAATCCGTAAATTTGCTAAACAAGGGCACGCTGTTCCTAATGGAGCTTACCGTGCTCAAGGACCCTTCCCCCCAGAACTTTACGCCAGTTCCCCTGTAGTGTCTGACTACGAAGACTACGGGGACTCTTTGCACGAAGCTTTGGATGATGTTCGTATGTTCCGTTGTAAAGAATGTGTAGAGATTCTTTACGAAGATGAGCTAGAAGAACACGAATGCGAAGAAGAATAGGTTTCCCCGTGCACGGGAAAGTAACAACTAAACTCTAGAGAAAGAAAAAAATTATGAGCCTAGGAAATGGCACTACCGTTAGTGGTCTAGGCACCACTTCTACCTTCAGTGGCCACACATACGACAGCGGAGTTACCAATACTGCTGGTGTAGTTTCTGACAAGAATGTACAGGTTGACTTTGTATGGGGAAACATGCCTGGTCAGCCTAATGACCTGCGCACCGTTGTGACTGACACTGTAACGTCAACTAACACCACTGACCCAGTAACTGGTGGAAGCAAGCGACTTATCCCGAACAAAGATAACCACGAGATTATTCTTGGTGGATGGAATGGCTACCCTAGCTATACTCCAAATGACCCAGGCGAGTTCACCCAGAGCTCACCAGTCTACAGCACCACCACTGGTCTAGCTACCAACACCCCGTACATCGTTGTACCTAACGTATTGGGTTTGAACGCGGCTACTACTGCTACAACAGTTACTATCGCTGGTGTAAGCACCGTACTATCCGCTTACTCAGCTCAGGATGGTCTTCGTGACTCAGGTTACCAAGATGCAAACATTAAGGTAAACGGCACCGACCGAGCCAACACCGCTATCAGCATCACCAACATTACACGTACTGCTGGTTCGTTTGACGCAACCATCACTGCTGCTGCTGGTGTCGCTCAGTACCCAGTCGGCACTCGCATCACTGTTTCAAGCACTTCAACGGTAGACGGAACCTGGACTGTAAAGAGCGTATCAAGCACTAACTTGGTAACTTTCACTACTAACGCCAGCACCGTCCTTACTTCGGGAACTGGTTCAGTTGTGGGTGTTTCGGGCACTGTGTTCTCACAGACCGTTGCTCCTGCAGCTAATACCATCACTGGTTCAGCTGACATCACCATCACCAAGTACGCTTAATAGCTAAATAGAAATACAAGAGCCGTGTCCCTTTATTGGGGCACGGCTTCTTTTTATCTGTAAACTTTATTTATGGCCCGATTTGGATATGACCCGTATGAAGAGGCACGCACTCGTGCCATCTTTGGGGAGACTACTGGTGCTAAGTATCTTCCTAGGTCCAGCGACTTGCCTTTTTACGACCCTAAGCTTCCTTCGGATTATGCTGACTATGATGAGGACAACCCTAACGTAGGTAGCGCACAAGACTCTTCCCCAGCAATTCTGACAGAAAGACCAACGTCTTCTATCAACTCCTCTAGGCCCCGCACAGTAGCTGCAGGTTATGAGCCATACTTGGGGTCTAGAAAAAACCCTAGAGATAAGCAACTGGGTAAGCTGACAGTAATGTTCCGTGATGGAACTCTGTACAACTATTACGATGTCACTCCAGATGAGTGGCAGAAATTTAGGGCACAGATTTCTAAGGGACCTATGCTTAACTGGAACCCAGTACCTGGATTCCTTCTAGATGGTAGAGACCGTGGGCCAGCAGATTTGACCTACGTATCTGAAAAAGCTAGACAAAGCATCTACTCTACTGCTCGTTCCGCTCAAACCCGATTTCAGACTCGTAAAGGTAGCGTTCAGAAGTCTGCAAGAACTAAGTCTCAATTGAGCCCAAAAAGTGCAACCTCAAAGAGACTCAGCCAAAACCCCTCTAATGGTGGGAAAAACCCGTTCAAATAGGAAAACATGCCAAAAGTACACAACATCGGAAAACAACACTTTATACAAGTCTTTAGAAACCCTGTTCAATGGGGATGGAAGATAATGGTTCGTGGAGAGACTCAAGAAATTGAAGAGCCTTTTAGAACTGCAAAACCATTTATGATTAGACTCCCATTTTATCGCACGTTAGTAATTGGTAAATGGGCTGGACAACTAGAAGAAGAAGAAGCCCTAATTAAGGCTACTGGAATACGGATACTACAAGATGAAGATTTTGAAAAAGGCTGGACAGCCCCAGCTTACAAAAATGCAGAAGAGGATATCTGGGATTGGGACGCATGATTTGGTCCTATGGGCAGAGAACGCTCTATCAGTCATAGGAAAAGAAGTAGTGCACCATCAGCGAGACGGTAACCTTGATGAGGCTGAACTTGGCGCTGAGGCGCTACTAGAGATTGTACGAGAACTAAAGAAGCGCTCTAATGACCTTTGATGACGAAGAATCCAAATTTGAAGAGATTAACCCTGAGTTCTATCAAGAAGAACACGACGAAGATGCCCCTGAGTTCATTGAAGAAGAAGAAGTAGATGAACTTACTCAAGCGTTTGTAGACAGGCTAATTGAAAAACTCTTTACTTTCATGGATTTACTTGTAGGGTATGGCCTCCACGATTACCAGAAGCCATTAGCTCGTAGAATCATGGAGTCTGTAATCATTGGTGATGGCGAAGAGATTACTGCTCTTGCAGCTCGTCAGTCTGGCAAATCAGAGATTATCGCTAACACTGTCTCTACTTTGATGATTATGCTCCCGTTGCTAGCGCAGATGTACCCAGACCTTTTAGGCAAGTTTAAACAAGGTCTATGGGTGGGATTGTTTGCCCCAACAGAAGGTCAGGCAGAAACCCTCTTTAGTCGTACTGTGACTCGCTTGACTTCTCCTGCTGCACAGGAGATTCTACAAGACCCTGAGATTGACGACATCGCTGCAAAGATTTCTGGAGTAACAAAGACCGTTAAGCTAAAGCGTCTTGGTTCTACTATGACCATGATGACAGCTAACCCTAGAGCTAAAATTGAATCAAAGTCGTTTCATCTCATCATTATTGATGAGTGCCAAGAAGCAGATGACTTTATTGTAAACAAGTCAATATCTCCTATGATGGCGTATTACGCAGGAACAATGGTAAAGACTGGTACCCCAACAACTAGTAAGAACAACTTCTACAAATCTATTCAACTTAATAAGCGCCGTCAAACTGGACGTCGTAGTAAACAGAACCATTTTCAATGGGACTGGCGAGAAGTTTCAAAGATTAACCGTGATTACCAGACTCACATAAAAAAAGAGATGCTTAGGATTGGGGAAGATTCCGATGAGTTTCAAATGTCGTATAACTGCAAATGGCTTCTTGAACGCGGAATGTTCGTCACATCTGGGCTCATGGATGAGCTTGGCGATACTTCGCAAGAACTTGTCAAAGCGTGGCACCAAACCCCTGTTGTGGTCGGAATCGACCCTGCTAGAAAAATGGACTCCACTGTCGTCACAGTTGTCTGGGTTGACTGGGACCGCCCCGATGAGTTTGGCTATTTCGACCATAGAGTCCTTAACTGGCTGGAACTACAAGGCGACGATTGGGAAGAACAGTACTTTCAGATAGTTAACTTCCTGTCTAATTACGATGTGCTTGCTATTGGAGTTGATGCTAACGGTGTCGGTGACGCAGTAGCGCAACGTCTTAAGATTCTTATCCCAAGAGCTAGCGTAGTGCCTCTTACTTCCTCCCCTACAGAACAGTCCAAGAGGTTTAAGCACTTGCTTGCGCTTATTCAACGTCGCATGTTGAGCTTCCCTAATCACGCTAAAACTCGACGGTTGCGTATGCACAAGAGATTTGTCCAACAGATGACAGATGCTGAGATTCAGTACAAAGGAGCTAACTTCATGGTGTCTGCTCCTAATGAAGCTTATGCACATGATGACTTTGTGGACAGCCTTGCTATTGCCTGCTCATTGACTCAAGAGTTAGTGATGCCAGAGATTTCGGTGACATCAAGTCCCTTCTTTGGATAAAAAGTTTGAGTTCACCCGTATTTATTCTTAAAAAACTCTCAAACTTAGTAGTGGAAACAGTCGACTTTCCATTTTTAATTTATAAGGAGTTCCCATGGGTATCGCCCCTGAACCACAATTCCCAGAGCGTGCACCTCAGATGTATGAGCGCAAGATGTCTGGCAATGAAGAGCGCCGTGGTCCACTGCGCTTTGAAGAAGGTATCGCTACTGATACTGACGTCCCAAATGACTTCCAGGTTGGTGTGCAGAATGGTTTTTCTGCTGCTCCAGGTCGTCCTAACCGTAATGCTCCAGTTTGGCAGAAGCCAGCATCAGAGACCCTTTCTGAGCGTGCTCACGTAGGTTCTGCATCATGGATTGAAGCTCCGACATATCTAGGCGAGTTTTCACATGGCTCATTCAGCAACAACGCTGAACAGGTCGTCGAAACTAAGCTCGTTTCAGGTGGTCGTACGATGCGCCTTAACCCAACCGTAGTAAACGACTAATTTAGTTGTGGTTTAACCTTCTACCCCCACTTTAACTTATTAGAGTGGGGGGCAGAAGGTTGCATTATTGAGGAGACAAAATGGCTGATGTACCAACAAATGAGAAACTCTACGCCCTAGTAGTTATGCAGGCTAAGGCTAAGTACAGGATTTACCCTTCTCCAGGTGCATCTCACTGGGTACACCGCCGCTACCTTGAGCTTGGTGGAAAGTTCCAAGACTCAGCAGAAAAAGCGGAACACGACAAAATGGTCAGAAGATTTATTGAAATCCGTCAAGACAGAATGTCACATGGCGACCATGACGCTAAAGAAAAAAAGTCATCAACTAAGAAACACGGGGATAAGTAATGTCATTTGCTGATTTCTCCCCTCCCTCTTATAGAGCGGGCTCTTCAGACTTAACTATCTCCATTTCTCCACTAGGACTTGTTGAGCTTGCTGATGAGGAGTTTGAAGTACATGGGCCTCGCCTAAACCGTTACTCGCTCAACTGGGCTATGTATCTCGGTCATCACTGGGGTTACCGCCGTGAGCAAGGCGAAATGCAGATTTCGGTAAACTACTACCGTGCGTTCATTGACTACCTAGCCAGGTTCACTTTTGGTAATGGAGTTCACTTCCGTAGCCCTAAAGCTACCGAGGCTATTGTTCCAGACCGTCTTGAGCGTGTTTGGGAAGTAGACAACGATAAGCAGCGTGTGCTCCTAGAGATGGCACAGACTGGTGGAATCACTGGTGACTGCTTTGTTAAGATTGCTTATGAAGAAGCGTGGGAAGATGGTATTGGTCGTCTTCACCCTGGTCGAGTACGAGTACTCCCACTAAACCCAGCATTTGCTTTCCCTGAGTTCCACCCACATGACCGTACACGTTTGCTTCGTTTCAAGCAGAAGTACCGTTTTTGGGGTACCTCACTAGAAGGTACTCGTCAGGTGTTTACTTACACTGAAATTCTTACTGATGACATCATCGAAGAGTACATCAATGATGAACTTATTGACTCTCGCCCTAACCCATTGGGTCAGATTCCTGTTGTGCACATCCCTAACATCCCTGTTTCAGGTTCTCCTTGGGGACTGTCAGATGCACATGACATCATTGCAATCAACCGTGCGTACAATGAAATCTCCACAGACATTGCGGATATCATTAACTACCACGCTGCTCCTGTCACCGTAATCATTGGTGCTAAGGCTTCTAACCTTGAAAAGGGTGCAAAGAAGGTCTGGGGAGGTCTTCCTAAAGACGCTCAGGTGTTTAACCTTGAAGGTGGAGGCTCTGGTATCCAAGGTGCGCTTCAGTACTTAGAAACCCTAAAGCGCTCAATGCACGAGCTTATGAACATCCCAGAGACTGCTTTGGGTCAAGTTCAGCCCATCTCTAACACTTCTGGTGTAGCTCTTTCGATTCAGTTCCAGCCTTTGATGAACCGTTGGTCACAGAAAATCTCACAGTATGGTTCTGGTCTAGAACGAATCAATGAGCTAATCATTCTAAATCTTGCTATTAAAGAACCAGAAACTCTGAGCTATAACCCTGATGTAGATGGTGGGCTTAAGGATGGTCAGGTAACCCAGCTTGACCCTAATGACTCTCTTACCTACATCAACTATGCCCACTTCCCACCACCGCTACCTCTAGACAAGCTAGTTCTTCTTAACGAGCTTTCTCAGAAGATTTCGATGGGACTGGAGTCTAAAGAAGGCGCTCTTCGTGCACTTGGTGAGGAATTCCCAGAAGAGAAGCTACAAGAGATTCGTAGAGAACTACAGGAAGACGCTGTTGCAGATGGCGCCCTCAACCTCCTTAAGGTTCAAGTTTCTAAACAGATTATGGATATGACTGGAATGATGGCAGGACCTGATGGTACTGCTACTCCTATTGACCCAATGATGATGGGTAATGGAGATGTTATGGGAGATGGTCAACTTGGCTCTCCTGGAACAGACAAACCAGAAGACCAGCAAGTAGACACAGAGAGTCTGCAGGCTGAGGCTAATATCCGAAATACTTTGGTAACTCAGGCTTATGGAACAAAAATTCCATCAAGACGCACAGTTGACAAAGAATAATAAATAATTCAATGACATTATTGAATTAAGGAACATAGGAATACGTTTTTGTATTTAACTACTCCTGTACCAAACTGACAAGGTCAAGTGGCACTAATTCGGAAAACGACCAAGAGAATGAAAAGAGAATAACCATTATGGAAGATAAGTTAGAGATTGCTCCAGCAATCGAACCTGGTTCAACTTCAGCTTTTACTGAAGCTGCGGAGGAAGCGTCAAACCCAGCCGCTAAGTACACTACCGAGGATATCGCCAAGGCTCGTGCACAAGAAAAGGCTAAGCTTTACCCACAGTTAGAAAAGACTCAAGAAGAACTAGCTGCAGTCAAGAAAATTCTTGAAGAGCAGCAAGCAGCAAGCGCAGAGCGTCAAGCAAAGCGTGTAGAACGTGAAGCAGCTTTGAAAGCTGAAAAGAAGCAGCAGGAAGAATCCGAAATGGACTTCAAGCAGCTCCTTTTGGCTAAAGAAAAGGAATGGCAAGCCCAACTCGATACTGAACGTAGCGAGCGGGAAAAGACCTTTGCTCTTCTTCAGCAGGAACAAAAGTACAATGAACTAAAGGAGTACCGCTCCAAGCGCATTGAAGCTGAACGTGAAAGTATCATCCCAGAACTTATTGACCTAGTTTCTGGAAATGATAAGAACGAAATTGAAGCTAGCATTGCTGGCCTAAAGGAACGTTCTACAAAAATCTTCGATTCTGTATCGCAAGCCGCGACACAGAGTCGTAAGGAAATGGTGGGAACCCGTATTACGGTTCCTGCTTCTGGACCCCTCGATAACGACTCGGCGCAAGCTAATCTAACACCAGAGGCTATTGCAAATATGTCTCTGTCGGATTATGCAAAAAATAGAGCTAAGCTACTTGGCTCTGGTAGTAACCGTGGTGGACAGGGATTGTTCGGGTAATCTAACCTAACCTAATCGCTTCTGAAAGGAGCAACCTAATGGCGTCAGCTATTACAGGTTCGGGCCAGCTTGCTGGAGCCCCTACCGCTTACTCAGGTTCGAACAGCCAGCTATCGCAGGCTATTCAGACCATCTGGTCGAAGGAAATCCTTTTCCAGGCAATGCCAATCCTCCGCTTCGAGCAGTTCGCTGTTAAGAAGACTGAGCTCGGTGTAGCCCCTGGTCTACGTGTTAACTTCCTCCGTTACAAGAACTTCGATGTAGTGGCTACCCCACTTACCGAAGGTGTTCGTATGACCACCAACGCATTGACTGCAGAGCAGATTGCCATCACCGTTGCAGAACACGGCTACGCCGTTGCTGTTTCAGAGCTTCTTCTGAACGCATCGTTCGACGACATCATGGCTTCGGCTTCACGTCTTCTAGGTCGCCACATGGCACAGTACCTAGACGTACAGGCACGCGACACCCTATCGGCTGCTACTTCGGCTACATTTGGTTACGACCGTTCAGCTTATGACGGCGCTACCAACTTCAACCTATACCAAGAGGGTACTGCTGCTACTGCTGTATCGGGTGCAAACACCTCTGTTGGTTCAGGTACAAACGCTGGTAAGTACAAGCTAACCACTGGTGCCATCAAGGACTCGGCTCTTGTTCTCGCTTCAAAGAACATTCCACGAATTGGTGAGACCTACGTACAGTTCATCCACCCTAAGCAGTCTCGTGACCTTCGCTCGAACCCAGAGTTCATCGAAGTAACCAAGTACGCTGCCCCAGGTAACTTCATGCTAGGTGAGATTGGTCGTCTATACGACGTAGTCTTCATCGAGACCACTCAGGTCAAGAAGTTTGCATCTGGCTCAACCGTCACCAACTACACCAACTCTGTTGGTCTAGTTGCAGACCAGACCTCTGTGCCTGTAAAGGCTAACACTGGTCCTGGTCTTGGTGGTAACCCAGAGAACTACCAGCCTGTAGGTGCTGGTGGTACTGGTTCGGCTTACCCAACCGATACAACCACTCTAACCGCAGATGTCTACGAATCAGTAATGATTGGTGACAACGCATTTGGTCACGCTATCTCGCTTCCAGTTGAGCTCCGCGATGGTGGTGTTCTTGACTTTGGTCGTGAGCACGCTCTTGCATGGTACGCCATCTGGGGTCTAGGTGTAATCACTGACCAGGCTATCAACAAGGTCTACACTAACTAGTAGAACTTAGTCGAGGGGGGCCCGAAAGGGCCCCCCAACACAAACACAATAAAATACAAACAGGAAGAAAATATCGTGGCAAATACCCCAACAAGTCCATTGGACGCAACAGGCAGAGCAGCTGAACTAGCTGCAAAGAAAAACGCAGCTGAGCTGGCGAAGCGCAAAGATGAGATTTCTATCTCTCAGCGAGTAGAAGAAGAAAGTCTATCTCGTGACGTATTCGACCCAAAGAGACCAGATGCCCCAATCTTGATTGATGAGATTGAAGAAGTGGGTGTTTCTGTTAATGGAAACATGGTTATCATCCGTACCATTTCAGACATTGAAGACATGACTTACGGTGTAGTGAATGGTAGTCCACAGAACTACACCTTTAAAGCTGGTGTTAAGTACAAGGTCCCTGTCGATTTGGCAAGCTACCTTGAGCGCCTAGGGTACACCTGGCGAGCGTAACTCCCTCTAAAACTGCCCGTCTTACTGGTACCCGCCCTCCTCACCAGTAGGACGGGCTTTTTACGTTTGGGCTGTATTATCAGCCAATCATTGAGAACATAAATACATACAAATCTTTGGAGGATTAGTGGCGACTATCTCAAGCCTCGTGAACAGAGTTCGCATGGAACTTGGTGACATTGGTAAGACTTTTGTCACCCAGTTTGTCGCTGACGGCACAACTAATCGTTTTAGGCTCCACTATGCTCCGCTAGATGGTGAAGCCATCATTGTAACGTTGAACGGTGTAGACATCTCTTCCTCTTGCTACGTAGAAGAGTCTTCAGGCGTTCTTATTACTGACTCTATCGTTCCTGCTGATGGAGACGAAATAGGAGTAAGTGGAACTTACTACCGCTACTTTACTGGTCAAGAACTAGTTCAAATTGTAAACAATGCCCTTTCCTCCCATACTGCTAGGCATGTGGACTCTTCAGGCCGCCAAATAACCCCAGAGAACCTCCCCTTCATTGAGGAATACCCTGTAGCAATTTACGCTACTAGTTTGGCGCTATATACTCTTGCTACTGACTCGTCCTTCGATATTGACATCCAAGCTCCTGATGGCGTAACTATCCCTCGTGCTCAGCGTTATCGCCAGCTAACAGAAATGATGAACATACGTAAGGCTCAGTACCAAGAGCTTTGCGTAATGCTTGGCATTGGAATGTTCTCTATTGACGTGTTTACCTTCCGTCGTATCTCCAAGGCTACAGGGCGTTACGTGCCTGTCTACAAGCCACAAGAAGTTGATGACCGTTCTTACCCACAGCGTGTTCACGATTCTCCCCCTACTTATGGAGACAAGCCAACAGAGTGGCCTACTAATGCTGGAGAACTTACTGCTTATCAAGGCAGAGCGTTTAACACTACAATTACTTGGGATGGAGTGTACGACGATAGTGTGGGCTTCGTGGCTAAACTTCTTAACCAAAGGGGTAGCGTACTAGTTGTTCAGAATTTTACTCTAGATGTCACTAGCGTGGATACTACGTATACCGCTACTTTGTCTTTAACCTCAGACCAAACTCTACGATTGGCACAAAGAGCCTACTGGTCAATTCAGTTGGTAGACCCTAACAACACAGACCCCAATAGTGGTAGTATTTTGCCTGTAGAAATTAAGGGTGGGAACTTCTTCACACAGCGTTTGAGTGAGGTAGTACTATGACCTTATACCCTGAAAGAGACGTTAGTTTTCTACAAGACGGCAATGTCTATGCTGAAATTGACACCGACTTACTTCCTGGAGTTCCAGGACAACGTGGACCTAAGGGAGCTCAAGGTCCTGCGGGACCCACAGGCCCTCAGGGCCCTCAAGGAGAGGCTGCAGCGTCTGAGTACGCCCCTAACGTGCTATATGTGTCTACAAGTGGGAATGACACTAATGATGGCACTACGCTATCGAAAGCATTCCTTACTATTAAGGCTGCTTGTGCCGCTGTAGTAGTAGGCTCTAGCACTACTATTTTTGTTAAGAGCGGTACTTACACTGAGCAGAACCCTGTGACTATTCCTGCTAAAACTTCTATTGTGGGAGATAGCCTTCGCTCTGTAAACATTCTTCCTGCTAATAATACCCTAGATGTTTTTTACGTAAACAATGGCTGCTATATCAATGAGGTTACTTTTAGAGGACACCTATCTCCTTCAGCCGCTATTGCTTTCCCGCCTACAGGTGCAGGAGTTATTACCGCCAGCCCTTACGTGTATAACTGCTCTTCTATTACCACTACTGGTACAGGTATGCGTATTGATGGCAGCCTTGCGCTGGGCGGTAAGTCGATGGTTTCTGGTCAGTTTACGCAAGTAAACCAGGGCGGTAGAGGAATCCACATTATTAACCAGGGCTATGCTCAGTTGGTT